TACTTTGTAACTTCTCCACTTAACTACTCTTATTTAGCTCAGTCTAACGCTATTAACAAAGATGTTACATCTGGTGATAATGGTGGTTTAGATAATGGTCTAGTTATGGATGTAGCTGGTATTAAGATTTACAAAACTAATCATATGCCAACTGATTATGTAATTACTGATGCTGCAGGTGGTGCTGAGTTTGGTGCTGTACCACAAGGTATGATCTTTACTAAGGATGCTGTAGGTGTTGTTAAACTTCTTGATATTACATCAGAAGCTAACTACCTTCCAGAAGAATTGGCTACTCTATTAACAAGCTACTACTCTTATGGTATTGGGGTTCTTAATCCGGGTGCTTCATGTGTACTTGTTGGTGAGGCTCAGGATCTTAAAGCAGTTGTAACAGGTGACGGTCTCTACGGTTACGTAGGTGATGATGGAACTGACAATGTTGGAGGTAACTTCTTGATCACTTATGGTGACTAGGATTTACTAGTATAGTTTACAGAGGGTTAATTCCTTCTGTAGCTACTTAATCTTTAATCGTGTATTAGAGGATAATATAGAATCAAGGATTATAATGAGCTTAAGAATATGTACACACTGTAGCTTAGAGGCTAATACAGAGGAAGAATTACAGAACTTTGTAAAAGATAAGAAGGGTAAATATAGTAGAGAGAATAGATGTAAACCGTGTGCTAGTTTAATAATGAAGAAACACACAGCCCTTGATCCAAGTAAGCAACGAAATAGAGAGTATAAGCATAGGTATGGAATAACATTAACAGACTATAATACTATGTTTCAAGAGCAGGGAGGATGCTGTGCTGTTTGTAAGAGACACCAAACAGAAGTCACTAGGCGTCTCTCTGTAGATCACTGTCATAATACAGGTGAAGTCAGAGCATTATTGTGTGGCAGATGTAATATAGGTCTTGGACAATTTAAAGATAACACAGAGATTTTAGCAGTTGCTATAGAATATATTAACGAATATAAAGGAAACTAGATGGATCAACTAACAGCGATAAATAGAATACTTCGAGCAGTAGGAGAGCTACCCGTTCCTCTTACAATAGATATAGATGATCTACCTGATGGGCATGAAGCCAAGACTGCTAAGGAAATACTAGAAGAGGTTAATAAAGAGCTACAAGAGAATGGCTTATGGTTTAATAGGGAGACTATTACCTATACACCTATAGATGATACTATAACTTTCTCAGAAGATGTAATAACAGTATCAGACACTAGTGGTAGAAATACCTATACCATAAGAAGTAATGAGTTGTATGACATAACTAATAACACAGCAGGGTTTACAGCAGACCTAGACCTCCTTACTGTAACTGAGATTACCTTTACAGATGTTCCAGCAATATTTGCAACCTTGGTAGTCTATGTAGCCTCACGTGAATTACACCAGTTTCTCAATGCTGACACTACTGTAGCTAAAGATATTAAAGAGAATATCTATAAACAGACTATTAAAGTTGATAGAGAAGATATGAAGAATAATAAGTATAACCTCATAAAAGGTTCAAGAATAATTGATAGGACTGCTAATAGAATAATAAGTATAACCTCATAAAAGGTTCAAGAATAATTGATAGGACTGCTAATCCAGCTCCTCTAATATAAGGAACTACAATGGCTAAAGTAAATAAAATATATAGTAGTTTCTATAATGGTATATCACAACAAATTCCAGAACTTATGCACGAAACTAATTGTAAGGATATGCTAAACTGTATTCCAGACCTTGTTCTAGGAACTACTAAAAGACCACCAGCTAACTATGTTACTAAAGATGATACTCTTCCAGTAGATTCTAAGATTGTCCATACTTATGATAGAGGTGAAGATGATGAAGAGTATATCTTTGTAGGTACAGGAGATGTTGATGATCCTTTAAAGATATTTGATAAAGCTGGAGAAGTTAAGGCTTTAGATTATGGGGATAGTCCTACAACTATTAAAGACTACCTAACACCAGACGCAATAACTAATTTAAAAGGTCTTACAGTACAAGATAGAACATTTGTATTAAATAAAGAAAAAGATGTAGAGGTAACAACAACTCAGCTACCTATTGGAGACACTACTTCATATTATACTAAAGTAGTAGTGAATTCTGTTATCTTAGAATCGTCTTCATATCCCTTCCCAAAAATAGTAGGATATATTCGAGTAGCTTTTACATTTGAAGGAACTACTTATTATGCTAACTCTGATTCATGGAATTTGTCTGAGGATGATCCTTTCAACGTAGATGTTGTAAGTACAGCCCTTTCTTTATTACTCTCAACTGCACTCGCTAACTTACCAAGTACAGCAACAATGGATAACTACGGAATATATTCTTCTGTTCCTTTAACATCAACACCAAATGTAACTTATACTTTTGTAGGCGATGATGGCAGTATATATTCTCAGAGTATAGATATAGGTAATGAAGTACAGATAGATACCTCATCAAGTAATGAAGCTTTCTATTGGATCAAACGCTCTAGTGCAGATAGTAATAACGAATATAGATATGCTGTATACTTAGATAATACTTTATTTGAGACAACAGATGATGAATCAGCAGTGGCTATAACAGAATTAGAGACACTTATTAATGCTGATACCAACTATACAGCAGAAGCAATAGGTTCAGTTATAAAAATTGATAGAGTAGATAGAGCAGACTTCGCCTTCAATACATGGGATAGTTGGGGTGATCAAGCCTCATTTGGTTGGAAAGGAAGTGTTGGAAAGTTATCAGACCTTCCACAAGAGTTAGGATGGGAAGATAAGGTAGTAGAAGTTACTGGAGATGATAAGAACGACTTCACTAATTATTTTATTAAGTCTACTCAAAATGCTTGGATAGAGACAAAAGATCCCTCAGACCTTAGAGGAGCATTAATTAATATGCCTATAGCTATTGATAGACAAGCTGATGGAACATTTTTATGTAGTATTATAGACTGGGAAGCTCCCTTAGTTGGTGACGATGTTACTAACCCTACTCCTTCATTTGTAGGTAACAGCTTAACTGATATTTTCTTTTATAAAAATAGATTAGGAGTAGCTAGTGAAGAGAATATTACATTAAGTAAGACAGCTAGTTATTATCAATTCTATATCAAAACTGTATTAAATATACTAGATACAGATCCTATTGATATAGCTATAGCATCAACTAAATCTAGTAAGATACAATATGTGAAACCTTGGAATGGCTCACTACTTATATTTAGTAAAGATAGCCAGTTTGAAATGCTATCAGCCGGAGCCACCACTCCTACAACAGTCTCAATAGAAGCTGTAAGTAGTTACCCTATGAATATAGATGTAGAACCAGTGGTAAGTGGTAATAGTATGTTCTTTATATCTACTACCAATAATAAACAACAGTTAAGAGAATATCGTAAAGATAATGATACACTTAATGTTGCTGGTATTGATTTAAACATTTCTACTCCTACGCTTATAAATAATACTGTTCAGAAAATATTAGTTAACGGTGTATTAGGTTTTGTCTTTGTAACCACAAACACTAATGAGGTATATCTCTACAACTATAAAGAGAACAGTAAAGAGAGAGTACAATCAGCATGGAGTAGGTGGTTATTCTATGAAGGTAATAATGATATAACAGAAGATAGTTTTGAATATGAGATATTAGACGATGTATTAATAGTAGTATATAAAACAGATACATCATACCATTATAATACTGTAGACTTGACTAAAGACGAATCATTGTTATCTACTGGTGTGCCACTATATCCTTCTTTAGAGTTACTCCCTAGTGAAGATGGTTATCCCTCTGGTACATCCTTCATAGACACAACAGACACAGATACCTTTGCTTATACTTCCTTACTAGAGTTACCTGATTGGTATCCTCAACTAACAGAAGGCATAGCGACTCCTAAAGATAAAATACTTCTAAAGAAAATAACAATAGAAGGCGAAGGAAGCTTTGATGCTAGTGTTTATAGAAAAGACTACGCAACTACCTACACTAAGACACACGACTATACAACTATTCAAGACTTAGATATTCACGTAGGCTCAAAGGTCGGTAAGATGGATATATACATTAGTGATAACACTGACTCAGATTTTAGGATTAAGTCATTAATCTTTGAAGGGCTTTATAGTCCAACAAGTAAACAAATAAGATAAGGAAAATATTATGGCATATACTAAAACAGTTTGGGTAAATAATACAACACCAGCTATTCATGCCTCTAACTTAAATAAGATGGAACAAGGTATCAAAGATGCTCATACCGTAGCTAATGTTAAAACATGGTATGAATCTAATGATGATACTAATGTTTATACAGACAGTGAGAAAACGTTAGTAGGTACAATAGATAGTATAAATACTAGGGTAGAGACCTTAGAAAACTCAGGTATGACTGCATTAATAGGCTCTAATTTAACCCCTCAAACAATTCCTATAACAGCAGTTAAGGTTACATCTTTTGATACTATAGGTGTTGATGTAGGTGTAGGTACAGGAGGTAGTATAGTTGATCAAAGAGCAATAGCAGAGCTTGATGGAGTCTTTAAGTTCAGATACGAAGCCTTTGTATCTTATGCTAGTAATGTAGATATTGAGTGGCACATATATAAAAATGGTGTGTCTTTTGGAGCACCTATAACTATCTCAGGACAAGGTGCAACATACTTTCCTATTCTACGCTTAGGTAATCCTACATTATTAGCAGATGATTATGTAGAACTTTATGCAACTGCCTCAGCAGAAACAGATATAACTATACTACAAGCTAGTGGTACGTTAGAGAAAACACATTTTTAAAATAATAAGGAAATAACATGGCAACAAGAAGTGGATTAGATGGCTTAACGCTATTAAAAGGACAGGTATCAATAGATGCTACAACGGGTGTTTCAGTAGTAGGCGCTCATATAATTGAGTTTGAAACAACAGGTGATGCTACTATTACATATGCAGATACAACAGAAGATGTCTATACTGTACCTAATAATGGTACTCGTATTAGTAATGTATATAACGGA